ACACAAAGTCGGGGAGATTAGAACAAAGCTAGAAAGAAACATTAAACAACGAACCTTTGCAACAATGACATTAACTTTGATGAGGCTATATGGTAATGAGAAATATTTTCCTTTGTCTTGCTACTTAAAGCAATACAAAGGAGGAATTCTGAATTTCATGTTATTGTACAGAGAAAATACCATGATTTCTGCCAATTCTGAAATTGATCTTTTAGAGAAGGTGACTAATTTGGCCGTTCACAATCCAGAATTACATATGTCTTTCTATGAATATGAAAAATCAGTTGTGCAGTCTCTATTATATCGTGCTGAAATGATTGCTGAATACAGGTATACTAATTGGTGATCCAACCAAGCCCTGATCTAGGCCTGATAGAAGATGAAATTGCCGTTGTTGACCAGGCCAGTGTCATGGGATCCAGAAGTTGCAATAGATTGCAGCTCCTGGCTCCCATGACACTGGTCTGGTCAACAACGACAATTTTATCTTCTATCACATCTGTAGTGTACTTTGAATTTAGACAACTAAAAATGCCTAGAAATCCTCAGTGGCTATGCATACAAATGAATCAAGACTTGTGTTCTGTCTACCATTCAGGTTGTGAAATCAACATCCTGGCCTACTATAGATGCCAGCACTTGCTCTAATGACAAACTGGACACTTATCCAGAAATTCCATAAAGGCCTCAACATCATTATAGAACTCTATCAGACCAGATTGATACTACATAAGTCATTTGACAATCTAAAGTAGCTAACCTCATGTCACATCATTAACATCCCAATTTTCCTATCTTTGGTCATTTGGGAGTTGAGTCCAGATCCAGAGAATTTGACCACTTATTGTGGTCATTATCATGTAAATTGTTCAGTGCTAGCCACTCAGTCTGCACAGCTCTAAATAAGATCAGTCTGAATAGGGACATTGTCCCTAAAAGATCAAAAGTTGCTCAATTCTTGCTGCAGTATTATATTTCTATTAGCTTGACTAGGATAGCTGATAAATTGATGAACTCTGTTCTAGTGAAATTTTCTTCAGATGAACCAATATACTTCTTGACAGTCTCCACTAAGCAGGTCTTCAACATCCTTTTTGCTATATCATATCTGGCTTCTCTTGAACCATAAGATGATAAACTAGATATTATAGAATTGGTGACAGGAGCATCAAATATTGCAGTCTCATGCAGAAAATTGGCCAACTCTATCGGCACATACCCCAAATTCTTCTCTTCCATACTAAAGCTATTCACCAATGCCATGAAAGGCAGGAGGTTTGCTGGATAAGCAGGGCAATTTGGCACTAAATCGTACATACTTAAACTGGCAAAAGTCACACGTGCCGTTTGCTGGTATTTATAGTATTGTGTTGATTTGTTTATTCCTTTCTCCCCGGACTTTGTGT